TAACCATGGAAAATAAAAAACGAACATTGAAATCTACTTTCAAGAATTTCTTTAATGGAAATTTTTTCAATAAAAAATCAGGCGGCGTTCATAATATTACAAAAGAAGCGTCGGGAACTCATGGCGGCAATTTCTCTAATTCATTTGGCGGTTTCCAAGATGGTTCAAAATATGCCTTTGGCCTATCAAATGGTGGTGGTTCCCAAATTTATAATAATAGGGCCATCAGGCAAAATGCCAGGGATATGGTTAACTATTCACCCGAGGCGCAAGCTATTATTACCAGGTTTGCCGACACTATTGTTGGGACCGGGTTGCGATTAGAGTCAACCCCCGATGCGGATTTATTGGGGATATCTCAGGAGGCCGCCGAAGTATGGGGACTTGATGCGAATAGAAGATTCGATTTATGGGCAAGAACAAAATTTTCAAATCGCCGTCAACAAATGAACTTTTACCAGCTCCAAAGACTATATCAAATATCACAACAGCGCGATAACGACGTTTTCGCCAGATTTTATTATTCAAAAGACAAAAAACTTCCAAGTACATTGCAAGTTGATCTTATCGACCCAAACCAAATTCAAAACGATGCCTTCACTTCAACCTGGGACAATCTAACCCAAAACGATGGCATTAAAAGAAACGCGCAAGGGGTTGAAGTATCTTATAATATCAGAGTTAAAAACCCCGACGGTAGTATTGAATTCAAAACAATAAACAGAATAGGCCCAAAATCGGGTCGAACTATGATGATTCATGGTTTTATGCCAGATTATAGCAATCAAACCAGGGGATTAAGTAGAATTGCTCATATTTTACAAGAATTAGAAAACATGGGCGATTTCAAACTTTCAACAATTAAAAAACAGATTTCACAATCGCAATTTACTTTATACGTGAAACCCGCCCAGGATGCGCCGGCAACCAATATAGTTAGGGGTATTACGCAAAGAAACAGTGGGCCGGCAAATTCTAGGCAAACAACAACTACGGGCAATGCAACTGTTTCAGAAGAATGCAGATTAAGTTTTGAACCAATACCCGAAGCAAGTTTTAGAACCCCTGGTAGTACAGGAGTTTTTAATTTGAATGCCGGCGAAGATTTAAAACTTTTAAAACAAGATGCGCCTGGTGAAAATTACTCGCAATTTGTTGACAGCGCCATGAGTTATATCAGTGCATCCAGGTCGATGCCAATTGAAGTTCTTTTAATGAAGTTTGGAAATAACTTTTCTGCTAGTCGCGCCACCTTGATTTTATTTTGGATTGTAGTTGAAGTTTACCGCCACGAAATGGCCACCGATTTTTTGAAACCAATTTGGGAAGCATTTCTAGTTGAAGAAATAGCCGCCGGCAGAATAAATGCGCCAGGTTTTAGTGATCCAGTATTAAGGCAAGCATGGTTATGTTGTGAATTTGAAGGATCTTCAATGCCAAACATTGACCCACTGAAATCTGTGAAGGCGGCTAAAGAAAATATTCTACTAGGTGCCTTGACCCTCGACCGACATGCAAAGGATCATAATGGTTCATCCGGCAAATCCAACAGGGCCAGACTTAAAAAGGAATTAGAAGAATTGCCATTTAAAATTTCAGAAACTAAGCAAACTGAAGAAGAAAAAAAAGAAGAAGAAAGGCAACAACAAATAGATGACGGCGAAAATGGGGATGATGAATAATGACGGCGCCTATTCTAGTAGATGTTGACCAAGGCCAATGGACACTGGTTGTTGAGGGGGTAACTCATGGAATTATTCATCAAATAGACCAAGATTTTAAATATTTTCACACATGGCGGTTCACGGGTGAAGATCAACCGACAGAAACCCCAACAGATGAGGGCGTTAGGATTGCGGCAAGGTCAATTGAAATAAAATCAGATGTCAAAATCGATGTTTATTTGGCCGGGTTGGATAAAGCGGGAAAAGTGAGGGTTGATGTCTCAGAATAGGAATGAAGGTCAATTCATTGGCCCCGGATTCGGAACCAATGTAAAACCAGGCGGTCTTTTAGACGGTTTAAAATTTGATGATATAAAGGTTGATAGGGATACCGACCCTTTAAAAGTAATTTATAATTATTTCAAGGCCGCTCAACTACAACTAACCATTGAAGCAATTTATGAAGATGAATTTAAATGTGTATTTAAAGAATTTGTCAGAACTTTCGACATAAGGGATTAATTTTGAGCGACAAGGAAACCGAAACAGAAATATTCAACCCGGCGACGGGGGAATTGTTATTTAGGGTAACAACTTGTTTTCCCTTAGTTTCTGAAAAAATGTTTGAAAATTTATGTATTCCGAAAGGTCGTGTATTGCTTGCAAGCAATAGATTAGAAATTGGATTTAATAAACTGCTCATTAAGGGCAAATTAATAATGAGTTAATAATGAGCGAAATAATAGTAGAAGAAAAAGCAGAACCAAATGCGCCCAGTGCCGGTCAACAGGTTTGGTATACCGACATTGCGGATAATATAACAAAAGCAAAAGATTCCGCTGGAAATGTTAGGCCATTTTCTCCTACAGATTTTGGAACAGAATTTGAATTTTTAATTAATAATAATGTTGTTTCAAATTCTGGCAATGGTTCAAGCAACATTAAGAGCGTTGCAACTATCAACACAAAACCGCCGGGAACCTATAAAGTCACATGTAATTTCAACTATAAACCAAGTACAACTGGTGGTTTTCACAGATTTCAATTGAGGGTTGATGGTGTCGAAATTGGGCCAGAACATATCAACCATGGAATTATAGAATTGCCGGCTACCAGGGTTCAAAAACACATGACGGGCTATATAGTTTTGAACGGTGACATCATTAGAAATTTAGAAATGTTTCAAGAAATAATCGATGGCAATGGAACCCTGGAAAATCACGACGCTATTTTTGAAATAATTAGAGTGTCCTAATGAAAATCTCTAATGATGTTTCAATAAAATATTTTAAATTAAATAAATATTTGCACGATTCTAAAGCCGGCGAAAATGCGGCAACGTTGGCGAATTTTATAACGGATTTAAAAGAGAATTATGTAACCGAAAAACAACCAGTAAAATACGAACCGGACTATAGGCCCATTAATGTCGAATACAAAATAGAGAATGAACTGGTGGCAAAAATAGGTTGGAACTACGTTCAGATGAATGCAATTACCAATCTGGATGAAATTTTTGAAACATCTTTATATTATATGGATATGGCCGGAAATTGGATTAAAATAAAAAGGTTGAAAACTTATAACTTGATAAATCAGGTGACGGTGGCCATAGAATTCAGGCAACGGGCAAGGGCGAAATTATTTCTTGAAATTGAAAGGGATATTTATGCTGCAATATTGGCCTTTTATATGCCGCCACCAAAAAGTAAAACGAAAGATGAAATCTTGAGCATAGCCGGCACCTTTTGGCAATCGCATAATGATGTGATTCAGGAATTTACGGCCATAGGTTCAAATAATTTCAAAGATACAATTGTGGCGCTGGATTTATTGCAACCCGAAAATGAAATAATGGCCTTAATTATAGATGCTAAAATCGGCCAAACTGTTCAGGATTATATTATGCAGAAACTTACCTATTGAATTTAAAAGTTAATATTGTAAATATCAAATTATTTAATTAGTCTAAATTAAGGATAAAAAGATGAGCATAAAAGATCGAATTAGAAGCGCCGAAAAAATGATGACAATGCCATGGGCAATTGAAGCCGCCGCATTTGGTATATTAAAGTCAAAATTCGAGTTATATGGAAAAGATCCTAATTCCTTCATTCGCCATTTATGGGAACGGGGGATTGCTCAAGGCGTTCTTGTTAAAAAAGTAAAAACCGAAGAAGAAACCGCCGATAATAAAGATATGGAGCCAAAAGGCGATTTTCTTGCAGATTTATTTGGTGTAAGAGCGCCCTCTATTTTGGATTTTGACAAAAAAACTGCCACTATAAAGGTGATCGGCCCCCTGGTTGATGTTCATACCTGCGCAACAATTGTTGAAGGGTTCACTTCTTTTGAAGATATTTCAAATGCAATAGATGAGGCCGAAGGAACCGAAGATATCGATAAGGTTGTTTTTAAATTTGATTCGCCTGGTGGCATGGTTTCTGGACTTGATGCACTTTCACAAAAAATCAAGGGCATGGAAATTCACACGGTTGCCGAAATTAGTGACATGGCGGCAAGCGCCGCATTTTGGTTGGCATCACAGGCCGATGAAATAGTTGCGACATCAAGAACCGCGTTTGTTGGCAGTATTGGCGTTGTTATTGAGTTTTGGGATGGATCAAGGGCAATGGAGCAAGCGGGATTTGATAAGGTTCAACTTGTTTCAGATGGCGCACCAGATAAAAGACCGGATTTAACAACAACCGAAGGGCAAAGAAAAATTATTTCTAGGTTAAACGACATCCATAAAATTTTCGTTGAACGCGTTGCAACCGGGCGTGGCGTTAGTCAAACAATCGTTAATGAAAAATTTGGCAAAGGCGATATTGTGATTTCAGAAAAAGCAATTGCCGTAAATATGATTGACAAAATAAGTGTGGACGGTGAAAATGAATCGAACACGACTGAAAAAGAAATTTCCGTGGAGGAAAATGTGGATTTAAAAAGTTTATTAGATAGCAACCCAGGGGCGAAGGCTGAACACGAAGCGGCCATTAAATCTGCTAGTCAAAACGCAGTCAAGGAAGCACTTGATGCCAGCGAAAAAGAAAGAAAAGAAACAACTAAATTAAATCTTGAACTTGCAAATAAAGTTTTATTGAGTGACGAATATCCCAAGGCCATTAAAGAACTTGCGGTTAATGTTGTTGCCGGTGAAGCTGATAAGGTTTCGCTTGAAACTACTGTTAATGTTTTCGACGCAGGAAAAGAACAAGAAAATAGCGATGCAGCAGCAAAAGAAACCGAAGAAACAGTAGAAACACCGCCTGTTGTTGAAGGCAAATTGTCCACCGATGGTTCAGTCAAAACCGCCGATGATGCAAAGGCCGCCGTTTTGGCAATGAAAAATTAATTTTTAAAAAATAATTCAATCGGAGAATTGAAAAATGAAAGTACAAAATCGCGTAGACAACATAAATATTCCCTTTTTCCTTGATGATAAGGGTTCTTGGAATGAGAGTGAACAAACTCTTCTAACCGATGGTGGCCGCGCTACCGATCTTAAATTTGGAACTGTGCTGGCGCAAAATTCCGTCACAAAAAAATGGGTTCCTTACACTGACCCCGCAGCCGTCGATGGAACTGGCCGCCCTAGAGGCATACTACTTTCTGAAGATATTCCTTTTGCCGATCTTGTTGCCGGCGATGTTTTGGACACAAGAATTTTGCTCGGTGGAAACGTTCTTTTGAATGAATCCCTAGTCGTCTTTGAAACAATAACCAAAGATTCAATTTTTGCCACTGCAACTGTTCATAAGGCAAGGGTTGAAGATTTGTTGGCAGAGATTGGAATTTTCCTTGGAACTTTCCAAAATACTACTGAACTAGAAAACGCATAATAACTTAAATACGAGGTAAAAAAATATGCAACCACAAGCACCAGATAATTTTACAAAACTATGGGCAATGTCCTTTGATGAAAGGGATGTTGTTGCGGTTCCAACTGCATTCCAGTCGTTTTTTGGGAGCAATGTAAGCGGCGGTAAGTCGATTTTCAGTGACAACCAACTGCAGGTTGATATTGATATCATAAGGGCCAGTGAAAGATTGGCTGCAACAATAACCCGTGGCTCAGATAGTAGCGCAGACAAAAAAGGTGAAAATGCCAGCGGCATACAATCTTCTAGTTTTGGAAGAGTGTTCCCTTTAATAGAAGGGAAAACAACAATCACCGCTGGACAACTCCTTGTAAGGGTTCCAGGTGAAACACCATATGAGGCCAGAACAAGAAAAGAGAGAATGAGAAAAATCGCCAAAGGTGATAAAGATGAACATTTTAGAAAAATAGTTAGAACTTTTGAGGTTCTTGCGGCCCAATCAATATTAACCGGAAAACAAGAATCGATTCTTGGAACAACCAATGATGATCTAAAGTTTGATTTCAAAAGGAGTGCTGGAAATACGATTTCAGTTGGTCTGAATTGGGATCAACCAGGTTCAGATCCAATTGGTGATATTGACACTCTTTGTATTCAAATTAGAAAAAGCGCCAGAATTACAGCTGACATGGTTGTTTTATCCGATGACGGCATGGACTTATTTCTAAAGAATGATCTTGTTAAGGAAAAGGCAGATAATCGTCGTTTCGGCCTTGTCGTTATTGACGACGAAACAAAGGTTCCAGAAAAATTTAAAAGATTTATGGACGGCGGATTTTCGCTTAGAGGTAAATTAAGAACACCAAAAGGTTTTACATTATGGATGTTTACATCTGTTGATCGATTTGATGACGCCAATGGCGTAAGTCAAAAATATATGCCAGATGGTAAGGTTTTGGTTGCATCCGCAACCGCAAGATGTGACAGATATTTTGGCCCCCCAGATTTCATGCCAAATTCAGATCAAAGAATGCAAGTTGCATCCGACATATTCGGTATTGAAAATGCAAATGCCCTACCGATGCCAGCTATTAAAAATGGTGCACTTCTAGATTTTAGAATGTTTCACCACGACGTTTACGGCTTCCCGAACAACAAGGGCGTTGTAAATGTCACACAATCGGCCCCAATTTTTGCGCCAACGCATACGGATGCATTTGGAATTCTTGAAGATTTTATTTAAAAACTACTTAAACTAATTAAAGGCATAAAGTTATGACTGATAAGAAAAAAATGTTTTGGAATTCAAACTCGACCCTAAATATTCCGGGCGATAAATCCTATAACAAGGGTGACGCCGTTGATATTTCCAAACTGGCTTCAAAAAAAGTTGAACAACTTAAAAAAGCCAAGAAACTTGTTGATAAGATTGATGCCAACCAGGCGGCCGATGCTCAAAAACAAGCATTAAAAGGTTTGAAGGCAAAGAATGAAGAATTACAAAGGGAAAACACAAAATTAAAACAGGCAGCGCAAGCGGCTGAACCCCTTGAAGAATCTTTAGATGATGCAAAATCAGAAATTAAGCAATTGAAATCTGAGAATGCACAACTCGCAAAAGATTTGGAAGCGGCAAAAAAATAACCTGGTGATTTATGGAAAAAAACAAGAAAGAAGTCACTAAGCAGGTTCTCAAGACAAAAACCTATGAGGCCGGTAAAAAAGTGAAGAAGGAATACAAGGAAACAGTCGTTGACCTGGAAGGGAAAAAAACTGAGAAGCCAAAAACTTCTTCACAAAAAACCGCCCCGCAAGGAACACCCAAAAAGACCACATGAGCTTGAGGGCAAAGGTTGTTAGTGACCTAGAAATTACCATGGAAAAAGGAGACCACTGGGGATTACCAGTGGTTTTAATTTCACCTACCGGCCTTCACCACCCTAAATTTCATAGTCATGATTGCTTCGCCTTTGATAAAAAGAGTTTGACTATGCCAAGTCCCCTATCAAATTCCATAGCCTTATCTTGATTTAAAATAAATACTTCCAATTCTGCATCTGGGTCCGGGGTTGTTGGTATAAAGACGGCCCAATTTTCACCAGGCTTTGGTTCAATCTCTAATGAGGCCAATCTTAAAGAAACAACGGGTTCATCGACAACGATATCTTCGCCAGTATCTGGTTTCCAATCTTTATGGGAATAAAAAATTTGTCCTGTTAGATCATCTGTTGAATCTTTTTTTTTCTCTTGTTTTTGGCCGGTAGGTGAAATTAAAACCACTGGTAATCCCCAGTGGTCTCCTTT